CCACCCTTGGATTAATAGGTTAGTACCACAATTACGAGCCTGAAATTGTAGTTGCGGTAGGAAGGATTGCGAAGTCTCCGACACCCGATTCTAGGTTCTTCAATACTGTTCCTTTGAAATTCAGGTACATAGGATTGGCATTGTCATCTTCGGACTGGTTGACAGTGAGTTTAACTCTTGCAAACAGCACGGCTGATTTACGGCTCTGCGATTCTACAAGGATGGAGCAAACCACCTCTTTAGGGTCGGAAAAGTAAGCCTTACCTGCATATTGTTTTCCACCATCACCTTTTACTCCACTTACCGCAGTAGCGGAAGCGGTGTAAAAATAATCGTACAAAGCAGTCGCATTTGAAGGAATCTTACCAGTAAGAGTCCACTCTCCTTTTTCCGCATCGGTATCAATCAAATCGTCACCTTGGTCTATCTTGATTTCGGTAATAGTAGGCTCTGCCTGTGAGATATTGAAGGAGTCCTTAATAGTGAAGATTTTATCTTCAGCAGAGAAATCCATAGCAGTCAAAGTAACCTCCCCATTTGCGGGGCAAGCCTTTAGCAAGATTGCCGCATTACCTTTATGAAGGTCTGCAAGCATTGCTGATGTTAATGTTGCTGGCATAATAGTTATATTTTTATTGTTGTTTTAATGTTTATCATCCTTGCGTGATACCCGTAGTCATCGGGCGTGTCGCCTAATACGGTAGGGTTGCCGTCAAGCACCGCACTGCCGTTTTCAACTTGGAATCCGTCAATCATCTTCCCATACATCACGGAGAGTTTCTTTGCGTTTTTCTGCCCGTTCACATCCTTTGCAAAGAGTGCTACCGATATGGTGCATCTGCCGTAGCAAGCCACATCTTCAAGGTTGCCTACCACCTTTGCCACCACGAAGTCATTAGCTGTCGTTGTGGATGCGGATGGTCTGCTCGTATAGATTTTGTCCGATACCGAGGCGTTACGGAGCATTGTCTGTACGGCTTCCTCTATGGCTGTTATGTCAAACTTGTTCATATCAGTTTACGGGTTTGAAATACTTTGAGAAATTCGCTATAATGTCATCTTGGGTGTACAGCAGCACCTGCTGCTCATAGTCCACGGCGAAGTAGTACATCGGCTGCATACCGGCCACCACCATACCCACCCAACCTTTATGTCCGGCTTTGAGGGAATTAAGCAGCCCGATAGCACCGCCTTTGAGTTTGGAATCCTTGGCCTTGACATCCATTTCGACCACACCCCCATTGTAGAAAAGAACCCATCCGTAGGTGTCGCCCATTTCGATATGCCTCTGATGCTCTGCATCGTGCAATCTAAGGGCTTCATCCACAGCGGCAGGGAGAAGCCGCAGCATAGCCTCTTTACATTGGAGGTAGCTGCTCTGTCTCAATCTGCCGAATGCGTTCTTAATCACATTGGAATTGCGTGTCCTATTTTGGTTGTTGTTAGCCATCAGTTCCTTACTTCGTTAAACCAGATTTTAGAGTGCTGATTGTATGTAACCTTCTTAATCACGCTGCCTTGGTATGTCCTATCGTAATCGGTCAGGAATAGTCTATCTCCGCTTTCAAGGGCGGTGGTAAACATCTCAACCGAAATCACGAAGTCCGCAACCTCCACTTCGCCCGTAGTCCTCACGCTTTGCGAGTGGCTCCGGTAGCCGTAATGGAGTTCCGTCACATTTTCGGTGAGGAAACTGCCATCGGAAGCCATCAGAGGCTCGTCATCAAGCATAGCGACTTTTGCAAGGGCGAGGGTACTGTAAGACGGATTGCCTTCCTCGTCAAAGACGGTGTCGCCATTGGCGTCTTTCTCCGCCCTTTGCACATAAAGCGTATGTGGGTATTGTGGATTATACATCAGTAGATGGGTTTGAAGATTATTCCTTGCTTTTGGATGGTGTCAGCCTTTGGGGAATCCCACTTGGAGTAGAGTCGTAGGGCCTTGTTTAGAAACTTGGCCCTGTCCTCTACATTCTTCGTGGCTTCCTTTTTAGACCAGCCGCCATCAGAGACGGATTTGCCCGATGTCACCACCGCAGACTCCGAAGCGAATACATACGCATCCGCAAGGCAGAGGTCTTTCTGCTTGTCGGTAAGGGAAGTGGAAGGAATCAAAGCCTCCACGCCGTTATCTTCAAGAATCCTCTGAATCGTGATGTCCTTTATCTCAATATCGAAATAAGACCGTATGTATTGCTCTATCGTCATCGCAGTGGGTGTTTATCGGTTATCATTCAGGATTTTGTTAGTTATGCCGAGTAAGGGTGGATGTACCACATATACTGCGGCTTGTCGGGAACTACAAGGGAAGTCATTTCGGTGTTGTACGACTGGCATTTCTTCACATAGTCGAAGTCGATTGTGAGAAGCAGTTTGCCGCCATAGAATGAGCCGTAATTGCCACCTGCGAGAGCGATAGGTTCTACGGTGATTACCTCGCCAAGACTGCCATCGGGAACAAGCACAAGGACATTGGCCTCAAAAGCCCTGAACTGAGGTCTTGAGAGTTTTTTGTTTGTGTCATCCCATTTTTCTACCGATACGATGGAATCAATGACTTTGAACGGAGCGCCTACTATTTTGCCGAGTAGTACAAGCAAGTCATCGGTATTTTGCTGTGCCACATTACTCTTGAAACCAGTCAGGGTATCACCTATTGCACCGGGATAAAGCCTAATGGCAATAGCCTCAACAATCTTGCTATGCTGCACCACTTGGTCTGCATAGAGCTTATCAATCTCAAAGTGCATAGCGGAAACGCCTTTATCTTGGGCATTTCTAACCATCTTCTTCAAGTCTTTGATAGGGTCGCAAGCAGCACCTTCAGAAGAGTAAACCCCATTAGAAACGGAAGTCCACCATCTTGCGGTACTTGTCTTGGTAGTGATATTTCCAGAAGGGATATGTGAAGCAAAAGTTACATCCTTGATACCTCTTGGATTGTTGGTGTCGGTAAGGTGAAGTTTACCTGCGGAAACAACCTGATGTCTCTGATAGGTAAGCGAGTTGGTATGACCTCCGAAAAGCGTATCGACAGTTGTAAAGAATTTATCTTTGGCAGAATTGATGGCACGACTTGAGTCCGCACCTAACCTCTGTTCAAGAAGAAGCTGCTTACGCACCTTGTCTTCGTTAAGGTATTCCACCATTTTCTGGCGGGGAATCTTACCTGTTTCAAGAGTGAAGCCTTCAGCGCCAAGAGGGATTGCCGGAGCATCCACATCTACATACTGTGCCATTACACTCATCTTCAACTCGTTCTGCACCTGCTCGTAAGTGAAGTCAAGCTGCATATCGTCATTGAAGGTAAATCCATCAAGCTGGAGAGAATTGTATTTTGCGGCCATCACGGTATCGAGATAGTCCTGAATCCTCTTGTTGTCGTTGCCGCCCAAAGCTCTGGACAGCAAATCATAAAATTGAATGTTAAATGTATCCATAGCTTATACTCCTTCTATTTGAATTACGTTAGGAACTGCGGATTTCATCTGAGCCTTGACAAGACTTGCTACGGGGTTGCGGTCAATCAGCACGCCCTCGCCGTGGAACTGCACGATGGAGCCGGTAGCGCCCCCGTTTGAGCTGTTGGTATCTTCGGGGTCAAGACCTGCGAAGCAGATGTCGTTGTACAGATAGCCGTTAGGCTGGTCTGCCATAGACTTTGAGTTGCCCTCTGCGATAGCGGAAGAGAACACAAGCAAGTCACCTGCGGTCTTTGCCTCTACATAGGTGTCAGCGATAGTAAGGGAATACTGACCTGCGGTGGCGGTAGCGGCTACTGCGGTAACTTTTCCTGCCTTGGCGGTTGCACCGAAAGTGGCTCCAAGTTTCTGCAAGAAGCTGTTTACGGCAGGGACAATTCCCAAGCAGGATTTCACTACCACCGTCGCATCGGTGGCACCAGATGCGGGTGCGGTATAAGATACCACTTCAAACACCACAAGGGGTGTGATTTTGCCTCCGGTATTCGCAGAGAGACATACGGGCGTTGCCGCCGGAATGAGCATATCTTTCTTCAAAAGATCGGAGTTGAGTACGCCTCCCAAAGGAAGGGGGGCGACTGTGCCAAGCCACATAGGAACGCGTTTGATGTCGTATTCCTTCTTGGTCTGGCCTATTACGTTGAATGTACTCATCTTAATAGAATTTTAGTTGTTAGTTATTTGGCTGCGAGGATTTTCCCTGAAGCCTTGAGTCTTTCGACTTCTGCGGTGAAGTCCGCCTTTTCCGTCATCTGTGGATTCCCCATTCCCCTTGGCGGCACTCCACCGTTTCCGTATGCCTCCTTGAAGTTGGCATCATAGACGGTTTTGTACTTTTCTGCGATGGATTCTGCGGTGTCGGTCTCGCCGATGGTTATTCCCTTCAAAGTGATGTTTCGTATAAAGTCATTGGTGGAGCCTTTTGATTTCATAATCTCATTGGCTTTCGAGAGGATTAAGGCATCGTGTTCGGACTTCTCCTTTGCAAGGATTTTCGCATCGAGGGCGGCTTGTGCAGCTTCTATCTTTGCGAGTTTTTTTGAGAGTTCATCGTCTTGCGATGGCGCAGGTGCGGGTGTTGGAATTGGCGCAGGTGCGGGTGCAGGAGCAGGATTCTTTTTCGCTGCTTCCACTTTCGCTGCGGTGTCGGCATAAATCTGTCCGTTCATACTTGACAGCACGGCGAGGTGTGCATTGTAAAAGGCATCCGTCAGTTGCGTTTCTTCCGTAACCAACCCTGCGATGTTGGAGCAGTAGTCGTCTATCGTTTTTTCCGATAGGTTGGCAAGGTTTTTTCCCTTGAGCAGCTCCTTGATTTTTGATGAAATTTTTTCTTTCATACCGATTGTTTTCTTTTGTTATAAACTCAATAAAAAAAGCCCGTATTCGGAAGCGGAAAACCTCTCCCAAAACGGACTCTAATGGTCT